TTGTTGCTCATAGGCGCATGGGTAAGACAGTCTCTGCGATTAACCACTTAATCAAGGATGCTTTGCTCAACCAAAAGGAAGCCCCTAGATACGCCTACATAGCCCCTACATACGGACAAGCTAAGAGGGTGGCATGGGACTACCTTGTGAAGTATGCAGAGCCTCTGGGTGGCACTAGCAATATCTCAGAACTAAGGGTGGACTTCTGGGGTAGGCGAATCCAGTTGTTTGGCTCAGACAATCCAGAAACACTCCGAGGTCAATATTTCGATGGGGTTATCCTAGACGAAATTGGTGACCAAAATCCTAAGATATGGACAGATATCGTTAGACCTGCACTAGCTGACAGGAAGGGCTGGTGTCTCTTTATTGGTACGCCAAAGGGACATAACCACTTCAAAGAACTGAGAGACAGGGCAGAAAAAGAGGATGGATGGGGCTTGCTAGAGTTCAAAGCCTCTGAGACAGGGGTGGTAGATGACACAGAACTGAAGGCTGCTAAGAGTGAGATGGGTGAGGATAAATACCGCCAAGAGTTTGAATGTAGCTTTGACGCTGCTGTAGAAGGCTCTTACTATGGGCAAATCCTTAACGAGTTAGAAGACAAGAAGCATATGCAAGAGATTCCCAGAGAGGAAATCAGCAGAACTTTTACTGCTTGGGACTTGGGAATGGGTGACTCTACGTCTATCTGGGTTGCTCAGTTAGTAGGTACTGAGGTGCGCCTGATTGACTACTACGAGAATCACGGAGTTGGACTAGACCACTACGTTAAGTGGATTAAGGATAACGATTACTCCAAAGCAGAGCATATTCTGCCCCATGACGTTAGGGTCAGAGAACTTGGGACAGGTAAAAGCCGATTAGAGATGCTTGAGGAATCAGGACTAGAGGTCAAGATTGCACCCAGAATGGGACTAGACGATGGCATCCAAGCGGTAAGAAGGTTGCTGCCAAGGTGCTGGTTTAATGTTCCACAGGTGCAAACAGGACTGAACTGCCTGAGAAACTATCGCAGAGATTACGATGAGAAGCGTAAGATATTCTATGAAAGACCACTACACGATTGGTCAAGTCATGGCTCTGATTCTTTCCGCTACTTAGCCCTTGGAATAGATGAAGGTCATTCAACGTGGTCTAAGCCGATTAACCAAACTCCGAAATGGATTGTCTGATGTATGTATCAATGCAGGGTGTAAATTTAGCACCTAAAGTAAAAGAACTTGAAAAGCGTATCGAAATGCTTGAAAATATGGTAAAAGAGTTACAATTGGATAAACCCAGAATGGGACGCCCTCCAAAGGACAAGCATGGCACAGAACGAGTTAATGTCGATAATCCAATCAGAGATTGATGATGCAATTGGATTTATTGAAAGCGAAACTGTTGAGCAGCGCAAACAGGCTCTGGAGGCTTATCTACGACAGCCATATGGTAATGAAGTTGAGGGTAAGTCTCAAATCGTTACTGGAGAAGTGGCAGAAGCGATAGATGGTGCGCTACCTAGCTTAGTCCGTATCTTTACAGGCTCAGATAATATCGTAGTCTTTGAGCCACAAGGCCCAAGGGATGAAGCCTCTGCCAAGCAAGCTACAGACTACTGCAATTGGGTATTCAATCGTGATAACGCTGGTGTAGCCATTCTGCATGATTGGTTCAAAGATGCCTTGATGCAGAAGAACGGCATTGTTAAGGCTTATTGGGAAGACAAAGAAGACATTACTAAAGAGCGTTACTTTGACTTGTCTGATGACGAGTTAGCAATGCTGATGAGTGATGAGACTATGGAGATTGTCGAGCAAGATACGACAGAGTTTCCAATATTTGACCCAATGGGTCAGCCAGTTATAGACCCTATGGGTATGCCTGTGATGGGTGCGACACACAATGTTGTGGTGCAACAAAAGAAAAAGTCAGGCAAAGTAACGATTGAGAACGTACCCCCAGAGGAGTTCTTGATTAGCAAGAAGGCTAGAACTATTGCTGATTCACCATTCGTAGCCCATCGTCAGATGTTAACTCGTAGTGATTTGTATGCTATGGGTTTTAATAAAAAGCAAGTTGAAGGCTTGCAGATGGGTGATGCACTAGCGTACACACCAGAACGTGTGGCTCGTTACGCAGCAGGTGAGCAACCCTACCAAACGCAGACAGATGACCCATCTATGCAAGAGATTGAGGTCTTTGAGTGCTACGTTAAGACTGATGTAGATGGCAAAGGCATTGCTTCATTGGTTCAAGTGTTCTACGCTTCTAATGAGATTCTGCAAGATGAGGATGGTAAGGAAATGGTTGAGGAAGTGGACTATGTTCCTTTCCACTCAATCTGTCCTATACCAATTCCGCATAAATTTTTTGGTAACTCACTCGCTGACAGAACAGTTGACCTACAGTTAATCAAGACCACTATCACTCGTCAGATGTTGGATAACTTATATCTGACAAACAATGCTCGTGTGGTTGCTGTGGAAGGTCAAGTAAACCTTGATGACTTGCTGACTTCTACTGCTGGTGGTGTTATTCGTGCCAAGTCACAAGGTGCTGTTCAACAGTTGGTTGTTCAGAACGTGGCTAATCAGGCTTTCCCAATGCTTCAGTATCTGGACACAGTACAGTCTAAGCGTACTGGTGTTAGTGATGCGTCACAAGGTTTAGACCCTGCTATCTTGCAGAACGTGACTGCTGCTGCCGTAGCCTCTATGCAACAAGCTGGCGCAGGTAAGATTGAACTGATGGCTCGAATCTTTGCTGAGACAGGTGTTAAGTCTTTGTTCCAAGGCATCTTGCACCTGCTCTGTAAGTATCAGGACAAGGCTCGTATGGTGCGTATGCGTGGTGAGTTCGTAGAGTTTGACCCTAGAACATGGGCTAACCAATACGATGTTTCTATCAACGTAGGTTTAGGTGCAGGTAACCGACAAGAGCAGATGGCTATGTTGTCGATGGTTCTTGCTAAACAAGAGCAGTTGATTGGTCAGTACGGCCTTGCTAATCCTTACGTTTCACCTGCTCAGTATCGTGGTACTTTGGGACGCATGGTAGAGATTGCTGGCTTTAAAGATAGTGCTGAGTTCTACAAAGCGATTACGCCAGAGCAAGACCAAGCGTTAAGCAATCCTCCTCCACAGCAACAGCAGATGCCTCCAGAGGTTCAAGCATTGATGGCTAGGACTCAAGCTGAGATACAAGCTAACCAAGCTAAAGCCCAAGCTGATATGCAGATGCAACAACAGCAGATGCAGATTGACATGGAGATGGCGCAACAGAAGGCTGCTCTTGAGATGCAATTGTTGCGTGAGAAGGAAAGTGCTAAGTTGCAATTAGAGCGTGAAAAACAACAGGCTTACTTTGCATTGAAGCAACAAGAGTTTGAAGCAGAAGCACAATTGAAAGCAATGAAAATTGGTGCTGGCATTACATCTAACGTAGAGATTAGGGGTTAATTATGGCTGTATCTGATGCAATGCGCTATCGAATGAACACAGGCGGTTCTGCTGAAGACCTTTATGCAACAATCCGTGACTTTTTGGCTACAAGCCCTGATGCTAATGCAACTCAGGCTGCTATGCGTCAATATGGAATCTCTGGTGAAGACGTAGCTAACGCAACTGGTGGAACTTCTGGTGGTTTGCTAAGTGGAAACATTCTCTCAGGTGCTAGTTGGAATAGTCTTAATACGACATTGGGTGACCAATTAACAGAAGCTACTGGTCAGGCTACTACAAATGTAGCTGTAGGCGGTGCAACGACTGCTGACACTCTTAATCAGCTAAATACATATCTAGCAGGTGGTGGTCAGTTTGACCCTAACGCTACTGTGTTCTTGCAAACAGGCGGTGTGGATTTTATACAGGGTGTTGATAAGGGAACTATCAAAGACAACATCAATCAGATTGTTAAGACTTTGGCTGACCAAGGTGTTAATGTTGTCCTTACTGGTTCTCCTTATGCTGCGTCTATCAATGATGTAGTTACAAACAACTTTGACCCTAAAGTTGACCCATTGTTTAACGAGATTGCTAAAGAAAACAAGAATGTCGCTTTGGTAGGTACTCAGGGTGAGATTCTGCAAAACAAGAAGTTGTTAGTGGATGCTTTGCACACTAACGCTGAAGGCACAGCAATTTATAATCAATCGGTTATTGATGCTATGTCTCAGTTTAAGAATGAAGTTCCATCTAGCACTCCTCAAGATATTGCACAAGTACAGAAGACAAATGTAGTTGCTACATCTACTCCAATAATTACTCAAGCTGCTGCTAATCCTGTAGTTGCTCAGTCATTGGCTAGAGTAATTCCTACTGCTCGTGGTACTGTGATTGAGGGCGATGACATTGAGGCGCAGATTGCAGGTGTTCCACAAGTAGTTTATGAAACTAGAGTTGACCCAAACAATACAGCTAATTGGGAAACATTTAATCCTAAAACTGGCGAAGTAATAGACTCAGGTACTTTTGCAGGTGGTGGTGACCAAGGATTATTGGCGGCATCTCGTCCTGTTCTTGCTTTGGCTGCTAGTGTTCTTGGTGCGCCTTACCTGAGTAACTTGATTGCAGGTTCTACTGGTCTAACTGGTTCTGCTTTGGCTGGTGCTACAGGCGCAACCATTGCAGGTGGTTCTACTGCTCTGACAGGTGGTAGCGCAGAAGATACATTGAGAGCCGCATTACTTGGTGGTGGTGGTGCTTATGCAGGTAGTGCATTAAATAACTACATTGCTTCAATGGATGTTCCTGTTGACTTCAACACGATGACTCCAGCGCAGATTGCTGATGCTACAGAGACAAACTTCATCAATGATTTAAAACGAGTAGGTTTAACCAATACTCAGATTGATGATTTCATTACTAACGCTGGTGGTACGGCTATTACGACACCTGTAGCTGTTTCTACTCCAGTTACAGATGGAGTTACGATTACAGGTCAAGCACCATCATCTTTAAATAACGTAATCAACACAATTGCCTCAACTACTCCTACATTAACTGTTGAAGCACCAAAAACACAAGTTGACCAGCAAACATTAAACGCTGTAACAAATCAATTACTTGGTAATGTAACAACAACACCAACTGTAAATGTTACTGGTAATAAAAATCTTACTGCTGACCAACTTGTAAATATGTTGGCAACAACACCACTATCAACAACTAGTGTTCCTACAGTTAATGTTACTGGAACTAATGCAAACTTGCCTATTACTATTCCTACTGTTGCTAGTTCTCTTTCAACAATAAAGCCTACAACAACTGTTCCTACTGCTTCAACTGTTCCTACTGTTGAAGTTAGCGCAACAAGACCAACAAGTGTTGGTGATGCTTTAGCAACAATACCATCTACATTAGTATCAACACCAGCATCTACAACAACTCCAACAACAAAAGAGACTGACCCTGTAAAAGTTGCTCAGTTAGCTTTGGCTGCTGCTGGTTTGCTTGGCGCAGGTAGTGCTTTGTCTAATACTGGAACTGGTACTCAATTCCCAATTGTTCCTATTCCAGAGGGCTGGAGAACTCCTCCTCCAACTGGAGTTGCGCCATTT